GTACGTTATGCGAACACAATAACTGTTCTTGGGATAAAGACCCTAATAAATTAAAATGCCTTAATTGTGGTGAGGAAATAAGTAGAGCATAATGCACTACAACTACATAATATGCAACGTTTTAATGTTGTATATTAGAAGTTATAAAAAAATTAAATTAAACCGATTATGAATGTAATTTTACTGCTAATTATTGCGCTCGGATTAATAACAGCAATTGAAATAATAATAAATAAAAACAAAAACAAAAACAGATGAAAACAAACGTTGAAAAACAATTACAGGAAATGCAAAAGGCTCAAAAAGAGCAAAACAATTTAATGAGATACGAAAGTCAAAAGCTAGACAAAGGCAAAGCCTGGTTATTATTTTTGTTGCTCGGATGGTCATACGGTTACAGAAACCAAATGGGCAAACAAATATTCTTTTACCTTACACTTGGCGGTTTGGGCCTATGGACTTTATATGTGTTATTTACATTAAATTCCGCAATAGAAAGATATAACACTAGACTTTATAATAAAATAGTCAAAAACATTGCAATTTAAAACATCTATAAAAATAGATATAAAGGGCCACATTGATTTGTTGGCCTTTTTTTATACCTTTACACCAACAGATGCACCGATGAAAAAAGCAATCTATACAGTAATAACAAATAATTATGATGCTCTTAGACAAGCACCAAATTATAAAGGTTGGGATTGTGTTCTGTTTACCGATAACCCACCAGCAGATAACAAAGGTTGGATAATTAGAAAAATAGAAACCTCAACCGATCCAGTTTTAACATCACGAAAATATAAAATACTTTCACACGTTTATTTAAGTGAGTATGATTTAGTTTGTTACATAGACGCAAATCAAAAAATGCTAAAAGAACCACCATCGCAACCTATTAGATTCACACACCCAAGGCGCCAAAACATATTTCAAGAGGCACACCGAATAATAAAAAATGGTAGGTTTTCAGCAGAACAAATAAATGCACAAATAACATACTATAAAAAACAAGGCTATAAAGATGCTGGCCTTTTCCTAAATGGCTTTTCTGTAAGGTCAAACACCGATGAAAAAATAAACCATTTGCACGATATTTGGTACGTTGAAACATCACGATTTTCACCACGCGACCAATTGTCTTTACCTTATGCGATTTGGAAAACAGGCATCAAACTTGAAAACATACATGGCCCACGAACAAAAGTAACTTATGCAACGGTTTCCTATGACCATAACGAAAAAAAATATACAACTTGACCGATGAAAATTATCAGGAATTATACAGACTACGAAAAATATATAAATCATCAAAAAGAAAAGTCTTTACACCCAAGGCGCATAAAATCCTGGCTCAATGAACAATGGCAACCTAAAGTTGAAATGTTCACCGAACACTTTAAAAGAAATAAAATATACTTAAAAACAAATGGCATGGCCCTTGGTATATGCGCTAGAACAGGACAGGAAATACAAGCCTTGAATGATTTAGGAATGGATGCCGTAGGTGTTGACATAGTACCACACCCGCCTCTAGTTAAATATGGCGATGCACATGATTTGCCTTTTCAAAAAGAAACGTTTAACTTTGTTTTTTCCAACAGTTTGGATCATTCAATATACCCTAACCTTTTTATTAGCGAAATGATAAGGGTATTAAAAAAAGGCGGTTTTGGAATGTTACACCTACAAATCACCGATAAAGTTGATAAATTTGCTGAGAATATTATAACCAGCGATAAATCAATTTTATTTCTTTTAACCGATACCCAAATAATGCAAAACAGGGAAATTAAAGATATTTGTTACCATCGTGAAATAATATTTAAAAAATTATGACCGTTCACCACATAACACCAGGCAGAGCCGATAAAAACCTAGGCAAAGCAATAAACCAATTGATTGAACATTTACCTGATGATGATTGGATTTGTTTACGCGACATAGACACCATACCAGCGCACCACACCGAGTTTTTTAACCAATGTGAGGAAATAGCTTTAAACAATGAAGCCGATGTAATAGGGTGCGTTACAAACCGTTTAGGATTAACGCATCAATTGTATAATCAAAAATTATCACTAAATTACGACATGAAATATCATTATCAAATTGGAAAAGAACGATTTGAGGATCATGGTTCAGAAGTTGAAATACTGACCGATAAAACAATTGGCGGTTGCTTTATGTTATTCAGTAAACAGACATGGCAAAAAATAGGTAAATTTAAAGAGGGCGCAATCCAAATAAATAATGAGTTTGTTGATTATATATTCTGCAAAGACGCAATAAATAAAGGCCTTAGAATAGGTTTAGCGAATGGAATTTATATTTATCACTCTTATAGACATTGGAACGCAAACCCTCGACAATATAAACACTTGAAATAACATATGAAAATTACAAATATTGATATTAAAAAAGTAAAAAGCAATCCGAATAACCCTAGAATTATAAAGGATGATAAATTTAAAAAGCTGGTTAAATCAATTAATGAGTTCCCTGAAATGCTTAAATTAAGACCTATTGTTGTAAATGAGGATATGATAGTTTTAGGTGGCAATATGAGATTGAAAGCCTGTAAAGATGCTGGATTAAAAGAAGTTCATATAATAAAGGCAAGTGACCTAACTGAAAAGCAACAGCAAGAGTTTATTATAAAAGATAACGTTGGATTTGGTGAGTGGGATTGGGATATATTGGCAAATGAATGGGATAGTGTAGATTTGGATAATTGGGGTTTGGATAGCTGGCAAAATATGGATGATATAGATACTAGTGATTCATTTAGTTTACCCGATGGTGATAAAGAGCCTTTTCAGCAACAAACTTATACTTTAGCAGATGAACAGGCAGAGCAAATTAAAAACGCAATAACAGAAGTTAAATCAACAGAGGAATATAAATACTGTGAAACATTTGGAAACGAAAATAGTAATGGTAACGCACTTTATTTAATAATTATGCAATGGGTAGGGCAAAAGAAATACGCTTAAAAGTAATACCATCAAAAATTGCTAATGAGTTTGTAAAGAAAAACCATTATTCAGGCAAGGTAGTTAATATGAGTAATTTACATTTTGGTTGTTTTTTAGATGACAAATTACACGGAGTAATGAGTTATGGTTCTCCAATGGACAAAAGAAATGTATTACCTTTAGTTGATTCAGGAATTGATAATTTTAATAAAAGGTGGAATGAAATGTTAGAACTCAACAGAATGGCTTTTGATGATTATTTACCTAAATATTCAGAAAGCCGATGTATTGCAATAAGTATAAGATTAATTAAAAAAAACGCACCTCAGATAAAGTGGATTTTATCTTATTCAGATAGCACTCAATGTGGGGATGGTACAATTTATAGAGCAAGTGGCTTTAAATTAACCCAAATAAATAAAAACGCCACAATATATAAATTAAAAAACGGTGAAATAGTAGCAAAAAGAGGGGATTCGAAATATAATTTTAAGGATGCAAAACCTTTAAAAGGGTTTCAAAATAGATATATTTACCTCATAGATAAAACTTGCAAAATAACAGTGCCAATATTACCTTTCAGCGAAATAGATAAACAAGGCGCAGGAATGTATAAAGGGGAAAAAATAACAGTAGCCGAAAGGCAATAATACATGCGTGTATAGCTTAAATAAAAAGCACTTTGCATTCCAGCAAGGGGATGGGGTTTACAACCACCTACACGCTCAAAAGATTAAATTTGTAATGACAAAAACTGACATATTAAAAAAAGCATTAGTAGAAGCACTAGAGAAATCACTCGGAGTTGTAACAACTGCCTGTAAAAGTGCTGGATGCAGTAGAGAAACATTTTACAAATATTTACGCGAGGATGAGGCCTTTGCAGTAAAAGTAAAAGACATTGAAAATATTGCTTTAGACTTTGCAGAAAGCCAATTACATAAACAAATAAAAGATGGCTCAACTGCATCAACTATATTTTACTTAAAAACCAAAGGCAAAGGGCGAGGGTACATTGAGCGCCAAGAACATGACCACACATCAAAAGGTGAAAGTATTAATATAATATCATTAGGCGCTGGCATTAATCCTGATGAATGAACTTATTAAACAAACAAGAACACGCAATATTCTTTTTAAAGGATAAAACAACTAAAGAAGTTCTTTATGGTGGTTCTGCTGGTGGTGGTAAATCTGCGCTTGGGTGTTTATGGCTTATTGAGATGAGCCAAACCTATCCTGGTACACGTTGGTTAATGGGTAGGTCAAAACTCAAAACACTAAAAGAAACTACTTTAAACACCTTTTTTGAGTTAGCTACTAAATTAGATATTTCAGACCAATTTAAATATAATGCGCAATCAAATACGATATTTTGGAATAATGGCTCAGAAATACTTTTAAAAGATTTGTTTCTTTATCCTAGTGATCCAAACTTTGATGGCCTTGGTTCTTTGGAAATAACAGGTGCTTTTATTGATGAGTGTAATCAGATTGTTTTAAAGGCGTGGCAAATAGTCACCTCACGATGCCGATATAAATTAAAAGAGTTTGACCTTATACCAAAGGTTTTGGGAACGTGCAACCCAGCAAAGAATTGGGTATACAAAAACTTTTACAAACCTAATCGCGATGGTAATTTACCAACTCACAGACGCTTTATTAAAGCATTACCGACTGATAACCCACATTTGCCCCAATCATATTTAGATAGTCTTTTAGCACTAGACGAAAACAGTAAACAACGCCTTTATTATGGCAACTTTGAGTATGACGATGATCCAGCTACATTAATTGAAATTGATGCAATTGCTGATTATTTTGATGCTAACCATATTAAACCAAGTGGTGAAAAATACATGACTATTGACGTGGCGCGTAAAGGTAAGGATAATACAGTTTTTAGGGTGTGGCATGGCTGGTTAGTAATACACCGATACGATATTGATAAAAGTGGTTTGGATTTTGTTGTTGAGGTTGCTAAGTCATTGCAGAAACGTTTTGAAATACCTTTAAGTAATATTATTGCTGATGAGGATGGCGTTGGCGGTGGTGTTGTGGACTTTCTGCATTGCAAAGGATTTGTAAATGGTTCCAGGCCCTTAAAAGAATTAATTGGCACAGAATATATCACACCCAATTATAACAACTTAAAAAGTCAATGTGGGTTTAAAATGGCTCAGAAAATAATGGCACGCGAGGTTGGCGAGGTGTGCGACAATAGTATGGTTATTGGTATCACGTCTGAGGAAATGGAACAGGTGAAACAAAAGGATATTGACAAAGATGGTAAAATAGCATTAATATCAAAAGATGTTGTAAAAGCAAATATTGGGCGCTCACCTGATGAATGGGATAGTATTTTAATGCGTTATTACTTTGAGTTATCACCTAAAACGTTCACTTTTTAAGGCTCAAAAAAATTAAAATAATTTATATTAACTTTGTTTGATAAAAAGACTTACATAAAATGGCGAATTTCTTTTCTAATGCAGTACGTTCCTTAAAAAATGCAATTACTAATACAAACAGCGATTTAAGAAACCGATTTAATGAGGCCTTTTTTGGCTATATTGGTGGCGCTTATACAACTTATGACCAAGATGCAACAACATATTTAGAGCGGGGTTATAACGAAAACAGCGTTGTTTATTCGATAATTCAACAGATGGCAACAAAGACCGCCAGCGTGCCTTATTTCGTTGAACAGGTTAAAAATACCAATCAATTAAAATCGTTTAAAAAACACCTACAAACACCATCAGCAAGTGATCCAATGTTTCAACTGTTTAAAAACAGATTGAGAAACAAAGCATTTACACCTGTTGATAATGAGGATTTTGGTTTACCATTAGACAGGCCAAACGAATTACAAACATGGTATGAATTTCTAGCCAATTATAAAACACAAATAAGGTTATTTGGTAACT